GAAAGATATTCAGTGTACATTGATCAAAAAATAAAAGATATTAATAATCCACAGTTTTTCTTTGAAAGAGATTGGAAAAGAGATTGTGCATTAAGAAAGATAAGAGATGAGATAAATGAATTATTAAAGGAAAAATGATATTCGAAAAATTGAATTCAGATTCAACTCTAAAAGATTTTTTAGATGAAGCACAGAAGGAGAAAAAAGAATTAGAGGAATCTTATCAAGAATCAAAAAGACAAGCAATAGAACGAAGATTAAAAGAAAAAAAGAATAAACATGGAGGAGCACAGGAAGAATCCAAGATGATCGAGAAGATTCAAGACCAATGGTGTAGAAATAACGGCTATCCTGTTATTAAACGAAAAAGAATTAAGTATTCAATTCAATGATCTGGTTAATACTTTTTATTTTATTGATAGCTTATATTATAGTTGATCGTAAAGGAATTATGAAAGAAATTAATGAACTATGGATTAGAATTAAATAATGACTACTAGTTATGAAACTTTACTAGAAATGTGGAGAGATGAAAAAAAGAAAAGAGAAGAGGCTGAAGGTGAATTAACTATTATAAAAGGTATAGGTCAAAATTCTCCAGAGATGAAAGCTTTACAACAAAAGAATTACGAATTAAAAAAAGAAATTTGTGAATTAAGAGAAGACAACAGAAAATTATCTCGCCAAATAGAAGATCAAATAGATCAGATGAGAAAATCTGGAATGTAGTTTTATGAAATTTATATTTATCTTTACTTTTACATTGCTAAGTTTAATCATTTTATTATCTTTATATATGTTAGTAACATTATGAGAGTAATAATTATAGTTTTATTATTAACAGGATGTGCTAGGGATTTAGATGTAAATCCTTTTTCTACTATAATAAAACATCTTTATCATCATTCTCAACAACAGTAATGAGTATAAAAATCTTAATTGTATTTCTTTTCCTTAATGGAGAAAAAGGTATAGTTGAAACTGAACTTAAACCTTATGAGTTTTGTAGTGATAAAGCTGAGGAATTTTCTTATTATAAAGAAAATGAAAACTATAAACCAGGTAATGGACAAGTTTGGATATATAGATATTTTGAAGGGAATAAAGTAGGAGCGATTTATTGTTTAACTATTGATAAAAAATATTTAATATCTTATTACGACCCTGAGTACGAAAAAAATAAAAAGAAAGAAGAAAATGAATGATATAATAATAATAACTGTGTTAGTAACTACTGGTATAATTTTTATAGGTGGAGGTATAGGACTATGGGTATTTGTAGATTGGTTAGAGAATAATGACGAAGAATAAACCTATAATAAATAAACCAATAACACACGATTTATTTGCAATTGAAGAGTGTAGTTTTTGTAATGGAGAAGGTAAAATACAAAGCGATGTATATGATTTAAATGATATAACTAAAGTTGCATATACTAAAAGTGAAGAGTGCGAAATGTGTAAAGGAACAGGAGTAGATACATGACACAAAAAATAAAAGTTACTGCTGAAATGGAGATAGAAGATGATATAGCTCTTGATGATTTATCAATGGATACTAGCTTAGGTTTATTAGGAACTATTAAATCTTACGATGTTAAGTATGAAGAAAAGAAAGAAGAAGGACCTAAACTTACTTATGATCAGATAAAAGAAAAGTATTTTGTAAAAGATATAAATATTGATACTGTAAGAAAAGAAACAATATCTGCTTTTATGACTCAAGAAAGTCGAAGATTTCATGACTTTGCTGTTGAAGCGATAGATTCAGCGGTACTTAAAGAAGATGTAGGAGTAGTACCAGATCAAGACTTGGATATATATAGCGAGATATTAAATGACGAATATTATTCTGAAGTTCTAGCAACAAAAGAATTGAAAGATAAACATGGCATTGAATAAGAAAACATCTTTAAAGACTTCATTAAAGTTTAATAAAGTGTTAGAAAGAATACATGAATTAAAATTAGAATCCATTAAGAATAAATATCCTGTTGCTCTTTACTCTAAAGTTAATGATATAGATGTAAGAGTAAAAGGACTCTTTGAGATATATAAAAATCAAAAATGAATTATATTTGGCAAGTTAAAAGTGGTTCTAAAAAACCAAGAAAAGTAAAAGTATCCAGATTAATAAAAAAAATTAATGAAACTCTTTTTCAATCTCAACTTTTTCCTAATAAAGAAAAAGCAATTAAGTATATAAAAACTCTAAAATGACGATAGGGTACGGAATATTACTATTTTTTCTAGGATCGTTCATCACTATTATTGGCTTATATATAGCTTATAATATAGGTAGTAGACCTTCTAAAAAGTAAGAAAAGACTTCACTTTTGTCATCTTTTTTAAATTAAGCTCACTAGCACTGTTAAGTAAAATTTTTTAAGCTCACGTTCGTGAGCGACCTTTATTAGATAAATAGACTTTACAAAGACGATAAAATGTGCTAACCCTAATTTAAATGTTAGTGTATTTTCAGTTCAGGCGTTGTGGTTATTACGCTAAAGGGCTTATCGAGGCTGACAATTTAGAGGTAGCTGAAAAGGCTCTCTGGTCTGAGCATGTGGGCACATTTAAATGGGAACCTGAATTAAATTATATTCCCGAAGATGCCAACTCACTAACTATAGAGGAGTATAAATATGAGCGTAGCTCTGATAGAAAAACTGAACCAGAAAAGAAATTTGGAAGCCAAATGGGCTAGTGAATTTCTAGCGAATGGCGCAGTTACTGTTGAAATGGTTAATATCTCAAGAGAGGTAAAGAAACTAGAACAGGAATTAACAAACGATAGCGATACCACTAAAACATAGTTCGCTGTACATTATTAGATAATTAAAATACCATAGTAATATGGCAAAGATACCTACATCACGATTAAATTCTGCTCCTGTAGAGTATAAACAAAATGATTTTAACCAATTAATTGAAGACTTACAAGACATGATTAAGATATTAAACTCTACTTACCCTAAAGATCAGAACGATGAGAGAGAAAGACAAGTGTGGTTATTAGGAAATTAGATGGCTAATATTTATAAAAATGAAATGTTCGCTTTAGCTAATACTGGTACAAATTTATTATATACTGTACCTGCTGATACACGTGCTATTATTAAAACTTTACAAACTACTAATAATGGAGCGAATACTGTTGTAACATTAAGTGCTAATAATACGACCACAAGTTATAATGCAGCGATTGAAGATGTAGTGACTAATACTGCTGTAAACATGTTGAAAGGACCTTTGATCCTGGAGGAGTCCCAAACTCTTTCTATTAGTGCAGGAACTGCTAATGTTATTTCTGGAGTTCTATCTGTACTAGAAATAAATAGGAACGAGCAATAACGATACTTGTATTTAGACTAAATTTATAATATATAAGAATTACTTAATCTAATTATAAGGAAATTCAAGTGTTATTCTGGTTTTTTAGGAAATTAATTTTAGCAATATTTTTAATCATTCTTTATATCATTCTTACTATATAGAAAATATTTTTGAAAAAAATAAAATGAAAAAATATAAAAAGAGCCAATACCAATACCTTTTCGACTACTCTTCAATTATACCAATGATAATAACTGGTATTGGAGCTTACTTTATGCCAATACCACCAATACCCGAGGCTGCCGTGAGAACTTAATTTTAATGTATATTGTTTAATTTTATTGTATATATAGTATATTTAGCAAGTTAAAGTTAAGATAATAAATAAAAAAAAGAAAGGAGAAATATGTCTATCAATTTAGCTGTTAAGCCAAAGGTAACACTAAAGACTAAAAAGTCTGAAGTAGTGAAGCCTAAAGCAAAAGTTAAAGCTATGGATCCTAAGACTTTTAAAGGAACTTATAAGTATGACAGAGATGCTAAAATTCAACTCTGTGTACCTAAAAATCCTAAAAGAGAAGGATCAGGTGGCTGGAGAAGATTTAACTTATACAAAAATGGCATGAAGATTAGAGATTTCCTTTCAGCAGGGGGAAAGACAATTGATTTAGATTGGGATAGAGAAAGAGGCTTTATCGCAGTAGAAGTTATTGATGCTCCGGGTGCTGGTGGAAAATCTGAAAAATCTACATACACATTAAAAAGTTAAACTTGTTTTATTATGATAATTTTTAATTATTATAATAATAGTAGTAGTAGCCACAGACTTCGTTAAAATCTCTGTGGCTATTATAGGTAGATACTGTTGACGCCAGTATAAAACCCTAGAGGAGTTCTGCCAGGTATCTACTGCTAAACTAGAAAGGAAGCTTTGGGGGTGGCAACTAATATGCGGGAACCCGAAATTGATAAGTAGGGCAAACCCCCTTAAAGAAAGGAGAAAGTTATGTCAACTAGAGCATGTTATACATTTAAAGACAAAGAAGGTGCATATAGTATTTATTATCATCATGATGGATATCCTTCGAATGCTTTAAAAATGATTAGTAAAGCCAAAGAGGCAGCTTGGGAATTTCCACGATTTGAAGCTGACGAATATGCTGCAGCTTTTTGTTGCATTGCCAAAGATGGAAAACGTGGCGGAGCAAGGTTAACTGAAGGACCACATAGACATGGTGATTTAGATTATCGTTATGATATTTGGTTTCAAGATAATGACTTAATGGTAACAATCTGGCATGTAGATTTCTATAATGAAAAACGAATGGATACAGGTAATATATACGAGATGTGGTCTAAATATGTTGCTAGAAAAGAATAATATTGTTTAACTTGATTTTTACTCTTATATTTTTAAATTAAGTTAAATTAATAAAAAGGAGAAAGTTATGGATATAGATAAACTTAAAATGTTATTTAAGGATATTAAATATCAAACTGATTACATGGAAGGGAGTTGGGGAGATACTTCGATGTTATCTCGTATGGCTCGTGAAGATGATATAAGTCCTTGGTCGATAGAAGAATTGATTGATAAATTCTGTAAAGAGAATAAAATCAATCTTGACGAAAAGACTTGTGTTATATGTAATAAACTTTTTACTGAGTTTGGGGCTAATCCACAACCAGTAAAAGAGAGTGGAGTATGTTGTAATAAATGTGATAACGAAGTCGTGATACCGGCTAGAATGGAGGGTTTAAATGCCAAAAAATAGTATCTCTGATGTTGTAGCTTTATCTTGGTTACAACGAGAAGAAACAAGGAATGAAGAAGGGAGTATTACAGATGATGAATTGAAAAAGTATCTTGAAGACTTTGGAAAAAACTATATCATCTATAAGGCTGATTATAATGAAAAACCTCAAGACTTAACTAAATATGGTTTAAGAGTAATTACTCATCGGGCTATTTATAGAGGTTACGATGTTTACTTTACTGCTGAAGGTTTCGATATAATACTTGCTGATGCTCTTATCCATAGAGAGAAAAGTAATACTGATGAAGCAGGAAAGAGATATAAAGCTATGGAGCATATCGATAATATGCATAGAGAGTTACAAAAGCAAATAAATACTAACATTCAAAGAGTAGACGCACAAGTCAAAATAAAACGATAGTTGTTTAATATTGTTCTTCTTTCTATATATTTAAAATAAATAAATATAGAAAGGAGAACTTATGAATACTAAAAAATATATAGAGTCCTTGGAAGAAAAATGCCTAGGAGAGACATTTGACGCCACTTATAACGAAAAAAATAAGATAGCAATATATAATAACAATATAGACGATACTATTTTAACTATTTATTACGATGAATCTAAAAATATAACTATTTCAGAATTTTACGATAATAAATATTGGACTACTATTGCTTTTAAAACTAAATTAAACCCAGATGAAATAGTATTTTATCATACTTATTTTATAATAGAAACTTTTTAATATTGTTTAATATTGTTATCTATTCTATATTTTTAAATTAATTAAAAATAACTAAAAAGGAGAATAAAATGTTTATACTTAAAAATAAAAAAGGTGGAGTGGTAGATAAAACTTCTTACGATGAAGAAAAAGGTAATATCTATTATAATAATAAAAAGGTAGGGACTTTCGAATTAAATCACGATAGTAACCTTGGTAGTTATTATTTATATATTATGAATGAGGGAAGAGAATTTCATGATCACTACTTCGAAGATAAAGATATAATTAAGGCTTGTAATCTTTAATTTACATTGTTGAAATAATCGCTATATTAGGATAAATATGGCGATAACTATTAACCAATTACATCAAACAAATGAGGCAACCTTAACCCACATGGAAAAGAAGTTCTGTGAGGGTATAGCTAGTGGAAAAGGTAAGAGAAACGCTGCTGTTGACGCAGGTTATTCTGAAACTTCAGCTCACGTACAAGCTGCCCGCAACTTAAAGAAGGATAAACTTATCCAGTACATCGATAGATTGAGGGTTGATGCTAGGCGCTTGACAAGTGAGTCTGTGTCACAAGAGGTTGAAAAGCTTGACAAAGTGTATGCTGATGCTTGTGGCAAGAAGCAGTATTCAGCCGCAGTCAATGCGATAAGATTGAAGTCGCAGTTATTAGGGTTTTTGATTGAGAAGAAAGAAGTACAACACTCAACACTTGATGCTATGAACGCTGATGAGATGTCCTCATACCTAGACAAGATTGCAAAGGACCACAACATTCAGTAGCAAGCAACCCGGCCTTGTTGAAGGCTGTTGAAATTGGCTTGTTGAAATGTGCTTGAGCCCGAGTGATCAGCAGGGATCAAAAGATTATAGGATCAAGAGTGATCAGCAGGGATCAGGAGTATATATATCAACAACAATATAATAATTATTTTGTTTAATTGTGTAGAAAAATATATATACTGTACAGATATTAACTAAAACAGAAAGTAGAAATATATGACAAAGTTAGTAG